CAGGAATCGCCCACGTCCAGCCAACGCGCTAAAGGGAGTCAATGTACGTCTCGATGACTCCGGGAGGCGCGTCTTCGTGATCGAAACCGGGCAGGGAGACACGGAGCCAGGGCCCTTGCGCGACCCTGGCCTCCAACCGCTTCTCCAACGCCCGTTGCTCCTCTGGGGACACCCCAAAGGCCCGCTCAAACGAAAGACGCGTCTCCTCCGAGACGCCCACTGCCTCCTCCGGTGCAGCGAACCAGGCTCCCTTGAATATGAGATCGGTGTGCGGATGTTCTCGCACACCTCCTGGTCCACCCCAAACAGCCTGGAGTGAGAGGGCCCACTGTTGAACAATAGGCTCCCCCCTAGCCAGGGAGAGTTCGCAGGCGGCAACACCGCGCACCCACTCTGGTACAAAGCGGGGCTCGGTGAGCCAACGGTGTGAGGACAGCGCGCCAGAAAGCACGGCGCGCCAGTCCCGGACCATCCGGTACCTCCCCGCAACAAAAACGGGTGCTGACCGGCCAAAACGAACCTCCTCCACGACTGATGTCGGGCGATCGAGCATGAGCTCCTGACCAGAATCCTCCTTCACACGACCGTGCAGGCTTGACACCACCCGCTCCAGGTCGACAGCCCGCAGGAACAACAACGCATTGTCACCGTCCACTAACACATCAAACGGGATGTTGTACGTACGCAACACCCCTGTGACAGTGGCGATCATGACCAGGCTGTTACCCAGCCCAGTGTTGTAGTCCCCGCTGGCCCTCGCTCCGGGGCGCGAAAACCTGGCACCGCACGGCAGAGTGCCCTCCAGCACTTGCTGCCTGCGTAGCAACTCACGCAACCTCCCGTCGCCTGGGAAAGCTGCGTGGTACACGGCGTGCTCTAGAGCAATCTGGTCAGGCCCCACATGGGCCTCGAACGCCTTACCATCCACCTCCAGTACCTTGCAGTCGACCAAGTTTTTCATCTTCCTCACGATCAAACTCGCCCGCTGCACCGGATTGAGACCCTTCGCACACACCCTGCCAACACCGCCACGACAGACCCAACGAGCGGTGAGTCTAGCCCAGACCCAATGCTCGAAAGGCTTCAACCGAGATGCCAACATCAAGTTGTACCTAGGTGACCTTGGATAAATCAGCCTAGGTTTGACCCTCTTGATGGTGCAATTCACCTTCTCGGCCTTCAAGAACGGACGCAGGTACCAGTCCTCCCTACGGAGTGCACCGTCCCTACGTAACGAAAGTTCCGCCTCTTCGTAACGTCGACCAAGTCTACCACTATAACTTTTGGCCGTTTGCAGGTAGCTCCAAGTTTCCCCGCCGTACAAACCCCCAAGCCGCTCGAGCTGCCTGAACGCAGAACGGGCCGCAGGGCCTACAGGTTTGAACACCTGGGGTGGTAAGGGAGCTAGAACTCGCGTCACAAGGGCGGCGAGTTCGTTGTGTGCGCAACAAGCATGGACGGAAGGGTACCAAAGACCTTCCAAGGCGTGACCGCCCATGCTGCGCATTGCCCTACGACCCCCACAGCACTGTTCAGTGCCCCAATCAACTCGCGACGTATCCAGGGAATACTCACTCATGCCGAGGTCAGTAGCAAGCTGACCCCAACACAAGCCCGCGAAATCAACGGGCCCTCGTCAACCGAGGGAATGGGGGAAGGGCGGGGAGGAAATGCCTCGAGACACTTGAGACCTGGTTGTGATCTCAAGGGTGCTAGCCTCCATGGCAAGACCCAACGAGCCAGTCACGGCTAAGTCCGAAAGGACTGGGTCCATACCACGAGACTTGCACCACTCCACAGCGCGCGTGCGCAACGCGCCTAGGAGTGTCTCGTCGCGCTTTCGGCAAAGCGCGTAAAGGCGGAGCTTCGCGAGGAGATTCGGGAAGACGAGACAAGTGTCCCCCCGAATATCGAGAACCACGTAAAGCTCGGTTTCGTCTGTGCCGACATGGTCCGGTCGTGCACATTCGCAATCGTTCTTCACGCGTAGTCTGCACCTGCCGCAGGTGCCAAGACTTTTGGTCTCGCGTTGCTCTGTCACTAAAATGCCCCCGCCGAGACATCTTGCGCCGCCCGAGATTGTACCTAGGAGGTACGCTACTTCTCGCGGGCTGCCGTTCGGGATGAGGTCTGGTGTCCACCGACCCCGAAACAGCTGGCCCAGCGTTCCGTAGCGTGTCCCAAGTACGCACTCGGCAACCCGTACCCAACGGGCACGACGCCTGAGCCGTGTACTTAACACGCTCGCGATAGGTGTTACGCTACCGCACGCCCTGAGGACCCACTGATCATGACCACCAGCAGGTCCCCTTAACGGTCTAACCCGTGCGCCAGGGAGCACACGGGGGGTGTCGTGCCAGAGACCGAGGTCCCCGGGTCTTACATACCGCCATACCAAC